TGCCTGAAGTACGAGAGTATTGGAAAAAGAAGTATGGGCAAACATTGATAGCTGTGGGAACAACTTCCCTATATGGAATTCATTCTCAGTATAATGGTATTCCGCACTTCAAAACTTTGGGTGAATCCGCTGGTAAGATTGCAATCAAACCTGATGATGAGTTTTATGACCCTTGGCACCAATGGTTGAAAGAGAACCGAGCTGAGTGGTACGAAACCGCAATCACAAATGAACGAATTCGAAATGGAGCGAATATGGGAACTGGTGAAGGTGCTAGTGGACCTGTAAGTGGTATCAAACAAAAGATTTTGGGACAAATTTTCAAAGAGTGTGGTATCAAAGCATCCGATTATCACCACGGATTCAAAAGAGGTGTTTATTTCGCTCAAATGTATGAGAACGGAAATGAATTCCTTTGTAGTAAGATTGAAGAATCAGAATTGGTGATGAAGAAGAAGTTCGCAGATGGTGTGGATTATATTAACAATTGGTGGAAAAGACAAGCAATCAAACGATACACCACCTTACACAATGAGGGTAGATTGAAACCTGAAGATTTATTCTACATTGATGGTATTGGAATGAGTTGGGAAGAATTTAAGCAAAAACGATTGTCTGAAGTAGGACGATAAAAAATAAAATATGGCATTTTTCGAAGAAACAAAAAACGAACAAGTAGATAATTCACTTTGGGTTGAGAAGTATCGCCCAACTGTATTGGAAAACTATGTAGGTAACGAACACCTTAAATCAAAGGTTGAAGGTTATTTAGAAACTGGTGATATTCCTCACCTACTTCTTTATGGTAGAGCTGGTACGGGTAAAACCACATTGGCTAAGTTGATTGTAAAATCATTGGATTGTGATTATATGGTAATCAACGCATCTGATGAAAATAATGTGGATACAGTCCGTAATAAAGTGAAAAACTTTGCATCTTCAATGGGATTCAAAAAGTATAAGATTATTATCTTAGATGAGTTTGATTATATGTCTCAGAATGCACAAGCGATTCTTCGTAACTTAATGGAAACTTTCTCACAACACTGTCGATTCATTTTGACTTGTAACTATGTGGAGAAAGTAATTGAACCAATCCAATCTCGTTGCCAAACTTTCCAAATTGTACCTCCAACTAAAAAGGATGTTGCAGTTCAAATCTCAAAGATTTTGGGAAGTGAAAGTATTAAGTATGAACCAAAAGATTTAGTTCCTATTATTGATGCTGGTTATCCTGATATTCGTAAGATTATCAATACTTGCCAAATGAACTCAATCAAAGGTGAGTTGAAAGTAGATACTCAGAATCTTTTGGAAAACGATTACAAAATGAAAGTTTTGGATATCCTCAAATCAAATGATGATAAACGAAACAAATATATGAATATGAGACAAACAATTATTGATAGTAGGGTTACTGACTTTACTGAATTGTTTACTCTCTTATATGATAAAGTTGATGAGTTCGCTCCAGCAAATACCGCAAATGTGATTATCGCATTATCGGAAGGGCAGACAAGACATTTCCATTCTATTGATAAGGAAATTCCAATGGCAGCAACTCTAATAGAAATCTTAAATTTAATCTAAAATGGCAAAAATAGTAGGAATGAATGGTGGTGGTAAACCACAAAAACCATCCAACGAATCAGCACAAATGGGACAACCTCAAATTGATTTGGGTAAATCTAAACCATTGGTATGTGAACATTGTGGTTACGATACTTTCGTAACTGGTGGTAAGTTCCGTAGAATCTCAAAACTCCTAACAGGTACAGCGCAGGATGTTATCGTTCCAATCGATGTATTCCTTTGTGGTAATTGTGGAGAGATTTCACAAGAACTTATGGCACCTGAGTTGAAAGCATTAGAACAATTAGATAAACAACGAGCAGAAGAAAAAGAATAATGGCTGCTACCCTCTTCGACCATATCACACAAATAACCAATGTTCAAAACGCAAAGTATTGGGATACATTGGATGAATCGGATAAGAAAACATTTTCCAACTATATGGTTCTTCGTTTCTTATCTATGAAATATGAATGGGTAGAAACCATTGCAACAGTCCAACCATATCTGCAAGAGGTTCCACCTAAAGCAATGTATTTGGCTCTAATTGATTTACTTCCAAAGGGTAGACACTTTATGAAGTATATGAAGCCAAAAACTGCTGATAAGTATGAAAGTTGGTTAGTGGAGTTGGTAGCAAAGCATTATATGGTATCTAAATCAGAAGCTGAGGATTATCTAAAGATTCTATACCTAACTAAGGATGGTAGGGAACGAATCATTCAGTTATCAGAAGATTACGGAACTGACCCAAAGGTAATTAAAAAACTAAAATTAAAGGTATAACAATATCAAATTTTTTATAAAAAAGTTGGGATTTCATTTGGATTTCTCAACTTTTTTTTGTATATTCATAGTGTAATTGATTTGATATGACAAACTCTGAGTTAAAGAAGTTATTAAAAGAAAAATTAAAAGATTTTCAACTATCCGAATCATATGGGCATAGAGCTGTTGGCGATAAGTTGGAAGCTGATACTGTTGATATCTTAAAGGAGATTTTACCTAAAAATTTAGTAGAAGCTAAAAGTAAAAGAAGTATTGATGATTTTACTTTGGTATTTGATGGTAATATCAATTTATTTGATACCAAATCTCACTTTGTGCAAGAAACCGATGGATTCTCAATGCCAAACCTAATTTCGGTTAAACGATTAAAAGATGTGTTAGAAGATGATTCAAAAACTCTTTCTTATGTATTTATTGATTACAAAAGAGAAAATGGGAATGTATTGATTGAAGATATTCATATTAAATACATTTGGGAGTTAGATTGGTCAATTCTTTCAATTGGAGCATTAGGTAAAGGACAACTTCAGATTAAAGATGCTAACAAAGAATTGATTTTTACCGATATGGGTAAAGATGCTTGGTTTGAGATTCTAAAAACAAAAGTTATGGAGTTTTATACCAAACAAATTATAAAAATCGAAAAAGAAATGAAATTGTGGGAATAATATTTCCTCGGTTTGGTAAATCCAATCTTTTTTCGTATATTTGTATAACAAAAGTAAAGTTATGGCTAAAGTAAGTTTTTCCCAATATTCAATGTACTCAACTTGTCCTCGTCAGTATAAGTTGGCATATATCGATAGGTTGGGTGAATCATCCGCCAACATTCATACAATCTTTGGCACTTCCATTCACGAAACAATCCAACATTTCCTTTCGGTGATGTATGGTGTTTCTAAGAAACAAGCAATGGAAATCGATACCGATAAATTATTGTTGGACTGGATGCGAAAAGAATATACCAAAGAAACTGAAAAGTTGACAGAAGGTACAATTTGTACTCAGTTGGAATTGGAAGAGTTCTATGGTGATGGTAGACGGATTTTGGAGTGGTTTAAGAAACACATTGATAAATTCTACACAAAGACTGGATTTGAGTTGGTAGGTATTGAGATTCCTCTTAATGCTAAAATCAAAGAAGGTGTTCACTTCATTGGATTTGTGGATATTGTGATGAAAGATTTATCAGATAACTCTATTATCATCATTGACTTAAAAACATCAACACGGGGTTGGAACAAATACCAAAAAGCGGATAAGTTTAAGAACGCTCAAATCGTTCTTTACAAAAAATACTACTCAGAACTATTCAATGTTCCATTGGATAAAATCAAAGTGGAGTATCAGATTATGCGTAGAAAGTTATTTGATGAAGCTCCTTTCCCAATTCCACATATGTCAAAACACATCCCTGCAAATGGTAAACCAACTGTAAACAAAGTTTATAGTGAGTTTATGAGTTTTGTAGATGAGGTTTTTGATGATGAAGGTAAGTTTAGGGATATCGAATACCCCAAAACGCCGGGTGATGGTAAAAAGAATTGTAAATTTTGTGAATTCCTTCATAGAGGGATTTGTGATGGGAAACCATAACAAAAAATAAATATCTATATACTTATATATAAAGATATAATTTATATATTATGGATGTAGAAACTAAATTAACTACGGTTAAAATATTAAAAGGGGTGTATTCCAACTTCAAAAGAGTTTCTTTTGAATCTGATGTAACACTTCAAAAATTAGTAAATAGAACAGTTGAAAGGTATGTAACTGATGAAGAATTTAGACAGGAAATGAATGAATACCTAAAGTTACAAGTCAGCGGTTCTCAATTTTAAGATAAAAAGTTATTTCAATAAGTTATGAGTAAAAAGAAAAAAATCCTA